GCGTTCTGGGGCGAATACATGAACTACCGGCTGACCAAGTCGGTGCCGTGGTTCCTGCTCCTGATGGGCGCCTACCAGGACGCGCAGGTGATGGGGGCGGTGTGCTCCTACCAGTGCTGGAACTACGAAGACGACCGGCCGGACAGCGATCTGCGCCCGCTGGAGAACATCCGCTTTGACCCGGCGGCCAAGTGGACCGATCCGATGGGCAGCAGCCCCTACGTGATCGACATGGTCGCCATGTACGCTTATGAAGTGAGGGAAAAGAGCGGCTGGAAAGAGGTCTCCGACGGCCAACTGTCCACCGCCCGCACCCAGGCATTCGACTCGACCCGCGCCGCGCGCGAGGGCAACCGCACCGACCCCAAGGAAGGCGGCGAGACCGGCCTCAAGGACTTCGACCTCGTCTGGGTGCATCGCAACGTGGTGCGCCGTGGCGGCACGGACTGGTTCTACCACACGCTCGGCACCGAGAGCCTGCTGACCGACCCGGTCCCGATCGAGACGCTGCCAGAATTCCAGTGGCTGCGCCGCTACGAGCGGCCGTGGACCTTCGGCGTCTGCATCCTGGAAGCGCACCGGTCTCTGCCGTCAGCCGTGCCGGAGCTCATGTATCAGGTCCAGGCAGAGCTAAACGACAACGCAAACCAGCGGATGGACAACGTCAAGCTGGTCCTGAACAAGCGCTATTTCGTGAAGCGCAACCGGCAGGTGGACATCAGGAGCCTCGCGCGCAACCAGTCCGGCAGTTCGACCATGATGGACGACCCGGAGAAGGACGTGAAGTTGGTCGAATGGAACGACATCACGTCGAGCGCCTACCAGGAGCAGGACCGGCTGAACCTTGACGCCGATGACCTGATCGGCTCGTTCTCAGGCTCCAGTGTGCAAAGCAATCGGAAGCTGAACGAGACGGTTGGCGGCATGAATCTGCTGAACGCCGCGGCTTCGCAGGTCGGCGACTACACCCTCAAGGTGTTCAACGAGACCTGGGTCGAAAAAACCCTGTCGCAACTGCTGCGCATGTCCCAGCGGCTGGAGAGCGACCAGAAGATCATCGCGCTGGCCGGCCAGAAGGCCCAGCTCGTGAAGGAATACCGCATCACTGAGATCAACGAGGACCTGCTGACGCAGGAATTAAGTTGCACGGTGAACGTCGGCATGGGCGCTACCAACCCGATCAACAATCTCGAACGCTTCATGAGCGGGATGGAGCGCCTGTCCACCATCTTCGGGCCGGAGCGCGTATCGCAGGAAATGAGCCTGACCGAGGTTTCGGCCGAGATATTCGGGAAGCTCGGCTACAAGGACGGCAACCGGTTCTTCATGGACCAGGACGACCCGCGCATTGCCAACCTGACGCGCCAGGTCGAGGAGTTGACCCGGAAGCTGGAGCAAAAGCGCAGCCCGGAAGTGGACGCCGCGACCGCCGAGGACAAGCGCGCCGGGGCCAAATACAAGGCCGCGCAGACCCTGAAAACCATGATCGAGGCGTTCTTCGGCTCCACGCAGGCCGCCGAGATCATCGCCGCCATGCCGGAAGTAGCCCCGGTAGCCGACAGCATCCTGCAGGCCTCCGGCTACCAGCCGCCGACGCCTGCCGGCGTGGACCCGAACATCGTGGCGCCGCAGCGTCCGGTGCTGGCGGCGCCGGACGTTGCCGCCAACACGAGCCCGCTCGAGCCCGCGGTCCCGCAGTCACCCACCGCCGGCGTGAATGCCGGCATCGAGAGCGCCGTTGCCTAGCCAAGAGACCTCGCAGTTCGACCCGCGATCGACGCTGCTGCTGGCGCAGGCCGAGCTTGGCATGACGGCCGACGAGTTCAAGCGCACCAAGATCGGCCTGTACCTGCTGGGCGTGGCCGAACAGGACGCGCGCGAGGCACTGGACGGGCTTCGCAGCGTGAAGCCAACGGACACCGAGGCCATCATCGAATTGCCGTGAAGCCCACGGACACCGAGGCCATCATCGAATTGCAGAACAAGGCCGCCCTCGCGCAGCGGTTTTCCGACTGGCTGGACGAGGCCATCAACATCGGCCGCGCCGCCGAGCAACAGATTCACGAGCAGGAACAACCCGACTAAACATCAGGAGATCGTTATGACCGACACCGCCACCCAACCGGGCGCGGGCGACGGCAAGGGCAAAAAGCCCGTGCGCAGCGCTCGTGCAGAGATGTTCAACAGCATCGAGGCCAAGCGTATCGACGAGATCAACGACGACCTGGAGGTCGGCGGCTCCAAGGTGAAGCTGGAGTTCACGCCCACCGACATGTCCCGTCTGGACGGCAAGGACGAGGACGACGGCCTGACGCCAGAGGAGCGTGCCGAGCGCGATGCCGAGGCCGAGCGCGTGGCCGCCGCCGACAACAAGGGCGGCGACATTTACGAGTTCCTGGGCGAGGACCGCCTGGACAAGACCAAGGTAAAGGTCAAGGTGGACGGCCGGGAGGAGGAAGTGCTGGTCTCCGACCTGGTGGTTCAAGGCCAGAAGGGCCGGGCCGCCGACAAGCGCCTGGAGGAGGCCGCGTTCGTCAAGAAGGCCGCGGAAGCCGAGTCCGCAGAGATTCTGGCCAAGGCAAATGCCGAGGCCGCAGAGATTCGCAGGAAAGCGGGCGGCACCGATGCCCCCGCCGACAAAGACAACAAAGGATCGCCATCCATCGCGGACGCGGTCAGCAAGGTGGTCTCCGGGCTCTACGACGGGGATCAGGACGTTGCAGCTTCCGCCCTTGGCGAGGCTGTATCGGCCGAGGTCAATCGGCGCGTATCCGAGCTTAAAACAGCCGGCAACGCCACCGTCGACTCGGAGGCCATCACCACATCTGTTCGGGCCGAGCTCGAACGCAAGGACTGGGACGGCGCATTGAACGAGTTTTCAGCGGACCACGCGAATATCGTCAAAGACCCCTTTTTGCTGGGCATCTGGCAGAGCAACCTCAACGAAGCGGCAAAAACGAGCTCGACGCCCAAGCAGGCCATCGAGCGCGCCACCGAGTTGACGGACGACTGGCTTAACAAAGCCGGGGGCAATGGCGCGGGTGGTAACAATGTAACCGCTGGGGCCGATGCGTTGCAGAAACGAGAAGCAGAAAAAAAAGCGGCGTCCGAAAGGGCTGCCCGTTCTTCAACGTCACATCGAGCCCCCGGCTCTCAAGCGAGCGCGGACGAACCCGCCTCGCCGAAGTCTGTCCTGCTGGACATGCGCAAGCAGCGGGGGCAAGCCTAAATGAGGTATTCAAATGCAAGTATGGGTAACCAACACCCAAGGCGGCTTCATGTACTCCGATCAGCTCTCCAAAGAGCTGCGGATGTCCGTGCAACCGCTGGTGAAGTTCCGTCAGTTCGCTGACATCAAGGACGCGACCTTTCAGGGTCTGTCCAAAGGGCAGGAGTTCCACTGGAACGTGTACAGCGACGTCGCGACGCAAGGCGGCACGCTGGTTGAGACCAACACGATGCCCGAGACGAACTTCCGCATCACGCAAGGCACGCTGGTCATCACCGAGTACGGTAACTCGGTGCCCTACTCCGGCAAGCTCGACGACCTGTCGCTGCATCCGGTAAAGGAAGTCATCCGCAAGGTGCTGAAGAACGACGCGAAAAAGGCGTTCGACATCGCCGCGTGGGCGCAATTCAACGCCTGCGCGATTCGCGTGGTGCCGACGTCAGGCACGTCGACCGCGGCGCTGGACGTCACCACCAACGGCACGGCGACCGGCACGAACAACATCGAGATGCGCAACACGCACGTCAAGATGATCGTGGACCTCATGAAAGAGCGGGACATCCCGCCCTACATGGCCGACGATTACGTGTCGCTGTCGCACCCGTCGACCTTCCGCACGTTCAAGAACGATTTGGAGACCCTCCACTCCTACACGAGCGAGGGCTTCCAGATGATCCTGAACGGGGAGATCGGCCGCTACGAGTCGGTGCGCTTCGTCGAGCAGACGAACATCCCGAAAGGTGGCGCGGCGGACACCACCACGTTCAACCCGGCCACCAAGACGGCCGACGTGTGGAACAACGCCAAATCGAGCTGGTCGTTCTTTTTCGGCGAGGACACGGTGGCAGAAGCCATCGCCATCCCCGAGGAAATGCGCGGCAAGATCCCCGGCGACTTCGGCCGCAGCAAGGGCATCGCCTGGTATTACCTAGGCGGTTTTGGGTTGATCCACACCACGGCCAACCCCACGCAGGGCCGCATCGTGAAGTGGGACAGCGCGGTCTAACCACGCAATTCAGGGCGGATCGGGCCTACCCCCGCTGCCCAACCTGAACGACGCGCGGGAGGCGCGCGTCGTGGAGAACTTCAATGCCTGGACGTTATGACCATCCGAACTTCATCACCCGGCGCGAATTCGGCATCGACACGGTGGCAGGTGCCGCTACCGTCGGCGCCCGGTTTGCCCGTTTCCAGAAGCACAAGCTCAAGGCGGTCCACGTTCGCGTGATCGCGGCGGGCACGTCGGCGGGCGCCGGCAACGCGCTCATCGTCCGCCACGGCACCACGGCGATCGGCACCTTCACCCTGGGCACCACGACCGTCGGCGGCACCCAGTCCATCGTCATGAACCGCGAGGTTTCGTCGCTGGAACTGGTGGACGGCACCAACGGCACGGACGCGACGGGCCGCGTGCATGTGATCTACGAGCACGAAATGCTGTGGGACGGCACGCCGACGGCGTAAGCCAGCAACAGCAGCCATGAAAGGGCCCCTTCGGGGGCCCTTTTTTTATGCCGGAGGGCGCCATGAAAGACAGCAGCACGAAGTTGAGCGGCGAGTCGAGTGACCTTGCCAAGGACGGCGCGAGTCAGGCCGACCTCGAGTGTGGGTTCAAGACCGTCAACGAAACGCAGGTGATGGACGAGTTTCCGCGTCAGCCGATGCGCGCCGGCGGTTTCGCCGGGCGGCCGCA